AATCACGCAAATCCATGCCTTGATGCTGAACATCATGGGTTTCTCCGTTTGCGTTTACATAACTAAATATTGGAAATGCTTTCATTTTCTAGCTTCCTTTTCTTTTCTGAGAATGTCATCAAACATTGCTTTTAGTTGCCAGTTCTGCTTTTTTGGCATCTTTGGCTGCGGAAATCTTAGCGACTGCTGATTTATCTTTTGACAACTGGTGATAGGCGTTGCCATATATAACTTTGAGTTCATCCATATCCTTTGCGGTATCAATAGCCAAGCACCATGTATCTGCTTGAGTTGTTAGGTCAACTGCTTCTTCTTCAGGTATATCTTCGCCTGCGTAAATGTATAGACCAATGCCATGTAACGCGATTGCTTTAGCCAAGCATCGTTGCATAGCCGTATTGACTGCAAAGGCATCAGGATTGGCAATGGCTTTGTTTTGGGCATTTAATACTGGCAACTGAGCAGTCATAGTCTTACCAAATGCCGTTACTGAGCAAAAGACCATCAAAGTATCGCCAAAAGCCATAGGAGCTTGATAATCCCATGTAGCCAATGGATCTGCTTGTAGTAGCTGATCTACTGCCCATGCCCAAGAAAGATAGGTAAATTTGCCTTTCTTTTCGGTATGTTCGTTTACATTAATTTTGCGTAGTTCTAAATATTTAGACATCACTTTCCCCTTAATCATTGATTTCAAATTCAGCTATTTCTTTGGCAAAGCCTTCCATGTAATCCATAGCAACATTAATTAATTTGCGACCTAAAGCTTCATAATCGCCTGAATCAATAATGTCTTGAATTGCATTGCTTGTATCAACATCAAGCTCTGATAGGGCTTCTGCTATAGCGCCTGTAGTTCTGTAATCAAACTTAGCGCCAACCTTCATTAGTTGCCATGCTCGTTCTTCAATCTCATCTGAACGATCATCATAGTCATCAGGTTCGTAATAGGCATCGTGGCGATTCATTCCCATGTTAAGCACCCATCGCAAACATCGCGCCCAATACTATGCCAAGAATAATTACGCCTAGCCAATCCATTAATGTTGGTTTCATCACTTATTCTCCTTTGTTTGCAGCTGAAATATTAAAAAATCTGAAGTTGTTGCCCATAACATCGTCAACAATAGATTTGAGCTTGTAAAAGCATGAGTTGTCAGGATCTTTAACGCATATAGCTTGATATGCGTTATTGGCAGATTCTTCAGAATCAAACCATTTGTAAACATTCCAATCTGAAAATGTATACATTTGAATTGCGTAAATTGTTTTCATCACTTACTCCTTAAATTAACGATCAATACGATTGGTTACATCAAAACGATCAGATTGGCGCTGATCTTCTAAGTAGATCAATTTAGCGTGATCTGCGCTTTTAGCTTGGTAATCAGCACAAATTGGAAACTCATCACCATTTGCTAAAACTGCCATCCAAGCGCCACTAACAGTAGCTTTGATTCTTGGGTTGTAACGCTCAGGTTGTAAATAGATTTCTACGATTTTCATTTTGCTTTCCCTTCATCACTTGTTTAAGTTCAGTCAGTATATACCAAATTAGACCTTTGCAATAGATTTATTCAATTATTTTTATAGGGACATTCCCTAATAGGTGTATTTATCCATAGTTTTGCTATATGATTACGAAAAAGGAGCTATTTATGAACCCAACTGACCTATTAAAAATTGAGTTTGGAAGCCTTGTAAACCTTGCCGAAAAGCTTGGAATCAAGCCTCAAACCATCTATTTATGGAACTCAACCAAGATTCCATTTAAATATTTGCGCCAAATTGAGCAGCTTTCTGAGTTGCGTTTAACAAGAGAAATGCTAAGACCTGACCTTTTTAAAAAGGACTGAAATGCACTATTACAAGTTCAACATAGGGGACTGGCATTTGGCTACTAGCCATCTAAGTCTTGAAGAAGAAGCCGTTTATTTCAAGCTTATTAACTACTATTACGATACTGAATTGCCTATCCCAGTAGAAACCCAATCGGTTATTAGACGCTTACGCTTGGGTTCTGTTAAGGATATTGTTGGGATAGTTTTATCTGAGTTTTTTGTTTTGCAAGATGATGGTTGGCATCATTTAAGGTGTGATGAGGAAATTTCTAAGTATCACCATAAGGCAGAAGTCAATCAGCGTATAGGGAAATTAGGTGGTAGACCTAAGAAAACCCAATCGGTTTCGGAAGGGTTACCACAAATAACCCTAACCACTAACCAAGAACCACTAACCAGTAGTAAGCCAAAAAAGAGAAAGACTGCTATGACTTTAAATAAAGATACGATGCCTGAAAAGTATGAGGACTTTATTCGCGAAGAACGACCTGACCTAGATCCTTTACAAACCTATTACAAATTCTGCGATTACTGGCTTGGTAATGGAGAAACCAAAGCTGATTGGTTAGCAACATGGCGTAATTGGGTACGAAATGAGAAGAAGCAATTTAAACCCAAATCTGACAATAACTTTGATGACTTAATGAGGATGGCAAAATGATTGGACAAAATGAATTGTTGAAATACTTGACGAATGGTGGAGTTGTAAAAAGCGTATTTTTGCTAGTAGGTGAAAAACCTGATTGGTTTGATCCTAAAAAGCAAGAAGATATGTCCATGCCAATGATCTATACAGGCAAGAGAAATCCTCAGCCATTAGACCTAAAGTTTCTTAAAGGTCAAAATATACAGTTAATTCACGCTAAAAACGCCTCTGACGAGCTTTTTGCTAGGTGGTATATACATACCCATCAACTTCAGTCAAAAACGCTTGTAGCGCTTGATAGCGATGGGGTCATTCATGTTTAAAAATATTGTTTCTGATATTGATTTTCAGGAATATTCCGAACTGCATAATTTAGTTTATGAAGTTTCACAACTTTCAGAACTTGCTGATGACATCAAAGCATTTTCAAGAGGTGAATATTTTGCTAAAGGCGTTAAGTTGCCGTGGTCAAAAACCCATCAGCAAATTGAGCTTAGACCAGCTGAGTTGTCGTTATGGGGTGGATCTACTGGTCATGGCAAATCTTTGTTGATAGGACAAGTCATCCTTTCAATCATGGAGCAAGGTAAAAAATGCTTGATTGCAAGCTTTGAAATGCCACCAGTTTCAACCCTTTTTAGGATGACTAGACAAGCTACAGGCATGAAACATCCAACTGAAATGTCTATTGATGCTTTTGCTGATTGGGGTAATGACCATCTTTATATTTATAAACATACAGGAATGGTTGATGGATTAAAAGTTTTGGCTATGTGCCGATATGCCTCAGAAGTCTTAAAAATTGAACATTTGGTCATTGATAATTTGATGACTTGCGTTAATGGCGAAGATGACTACAACGCGCAGAAGAACTTTGTATCGACGATCAAATCTATTGCGCTATCAACTGGAATGCACATTCATTTAATTTGCCATGTAAGAAAGGTAAATAGTGAAAAAGAGATTCCAATAATGAGCGACATTAAAGGCTCGTCAGCCGTTACTAGCTTTGCAGATAATGTATTTTTAGTGTGGAAAAATGCAGAAAAAGCTCAAAAAGTAGCTGAAAATCCTCATCATTTTGATCGCGAAGAAGCTGATGCAATCCTAAGATGCACTAAGAATAGGAATGGCGAATCAACTCCTATGTATAAGCTTTGGTTTGATTACAAATCTCAGCAATATTTAGAAGAAGCCGATAGCCATTTGCATAGGTATTTGGAATGAAAGTTATCCCCATTAAAAATGAGGAAACCTATGAATGGTTGCTTAAAAAGCATTATGCCAAGCGCATTCCGCAGATCATGTTTGCCTTTGGTCTTTATGAGGATAGCCAGTTGGTAGGCGTTTGCACTTACGGAATACCGGCTAGTCCTAGCCTTTGCATGGGCATTTGTGGCAAAGAATATGCCGATAAAGTCTTGGAGCTAAACAGGGTTTGCTTGATGGATAACTCAAAAAATCAAGCCAGTTTTCTTGTAGCCAACTCAATTAAGTTATTGCCAAAACCAACCATAGTCGTTTCCTATGCTGATACTGGCAAAGGTCATGTAGGTTATGTCTATCAGGCTACGAATTTCTTGTATACAGGGCTATCCGCGCAACGAGTTGATTGGACTGTCAAAGGCTTAGAGCATAAGCATTCCAAGACCTTATCTGATGGCATGACATTGGAATCCATTAAAGAAAAATATGGTGATGATTTTTACTATGTAGAAAGGTCAAGAAAGCATAGATACATTTACTTTCATGGTGATAAACGCCAAAAAAAGTTGATGAATAGTTTATTGAAATATGAGATCGAGCCATACCCTAAAGGCGATTCTCAGAAATACGATTCAGGTTCTAAAGTAGTTACTCAAGGGTTGTTATTTGGATAAGGAGAAAAAATGGAAGATATTAACCCCAATCAAGCAGTAGATTTTTTGTTAAAAAACGCAGGGCTATACGCCAAAGCTAAAGCTCAAAGGGTTTATTTAGAGGAATTTAGGAAATCTAAGAAAGCTTTATTGATGCAAGAAGCTTTGTTAGCTGGCGTAGATACTATGGCTGGTCAGGAACGCGATGCCTATGCTAGAAGCGAATATAGGGAAATCCTAGATGGTCTTAAAGAAGCAGTTGAGATTGAGGAAAAACTAAAATGGCAACTAACTGGCGCACAACTCAGAGTTGATATTTGGAGAACTAATCAAGCTAATAATCGATTTATTGAAAAGGCTACACAATGACAAAAAATGACCAAAACTTATTAAAACAGATGATCCGCGCAGGGCATTTTAGCTATGACATTTACTTGCTTTTAGTGGAGCATAACAAGGTAGTGGCTAAAGAAATGATTGCCAAAATGGGTAACAAATGGTGTCTCCATCCTGACAATGCCGTAAAGCGCTTAAATACGCCTTTACCGCTTTTAAATCAACCAACTGAGGCAAAGGTATTAAAAAGGAAAAAAGCAGAGCCTAAAGAGCCTATTCCGTTCTTAGGATGGGCATAGGATGTAAATTTGGCGATTGCTAACTGTAGGTATGAAGGCAGAAAAAATCCCTACTTATCGCATCCTTTAGTGTCTGCCTAACCACCCTATGCGTTTCTTAGAATTGCTAGGACTTTCTGAGTTCTAGCTTTTCTATCTTCTAAGCCTAAAGTGCCACCATTAATCTTTTTGGTAATGCCTTCAATGTCCATTTTGTCAGCTAATTCGTTTAGATTGCGCTTATTCCAATACCAACCAGCGCTTAAAGTCGCATATTCAGGAGTAGTAAGCAAATCAGGATTACTGAGAACATCCACACCAACATTATGTCCAAAGTTTGCATAGTTTTCGCGCCCAGTAAGTTGGATTAAGCCACGACCATGATACTTCCAACCATCACCTTCCTCAATGTTGCCCATACGACCGGCGTAGACTTTATTGGCAATCTTTTCAGGATTATGTTCAAACTTTTCAGCAGTATCAAGATCAGGGAAACGACTAGACCAAGTTCTCATTAAGCCTTGAGCAGAATAATTTAGGTTTTCAGATAAAGACTTAAAAGAGTTGCTTTCGTGCATTACCTGAGCTAGAAAACAAGCTTGTCTTTCAGGAGTATTGATGTCGTACTTGTCAAAACATTTATTTAAACCATCTAACCATTTTTCTTCTAAACCAAGCGCGTTGAGCTTTTCAGTTGTTATCTGAGCCATCATTCTGTCCTATCTTAATACCAGTTATAAGTCCTATAAAACCGCCTACAATCGTCTGAAAAGCCGGTCCAACTATTTGAAATACTACATTGTCATCTACATTAGGGTCAACAATGGCTACTACAAACATAGCGATCATAGCCACTATAACCATTAGTAGCGCATAAGTAGCCACCAAAATAATGTGTTTGTTATTTTCCATCATTATTCCTATTTTTCATTTCCATAATCTTTTCAAAGCTACGACCACCAAAATAGGCGGTCATCACTAACATTCCCCATTGACCTAGCAACTCCACATAAGCGCCTCTAGTCTCATGTCCTAGCATGGACATAAACGCAAAGAATGAGTATGCAAAAAGGATAAAAATAAGGGTTAAAGGTCGAATGTTCTTAGCTAACCAAGAATCGCTAGAAAGGTCTGATTTCCAACGATCTGAGATATTGTTAGCCTCATTCATATCAGCTTGCAACTCAGCTAATTTGCCATCCTGAGCTAGTTTCTGAAGCTCTAATTGAGCTTGTGCTTTGGCTTGTGGATCAGGTATTACCTTGTCGATAATCTTTAATCCTGCGCCAACAATATCGTCTATTCCAAACATTATTTATCACCCCATACGATTACATAAGCTATCCATGCTGCTACGATAAAACACATTAGTTGCGCCCTACGAATGTTCTTTAAATCGCCATCAAACTGAGCCTTTTCTTTCTTTTCTAGCTCCTCAAGTTCTTTTTTGATCTTCAAGATTTCTGCCCATTCTTTTTCGCCAACGGCTTTATTAGGGAATTGTCTCAAAAAGTTGACCTTGAGGCTATACTCCTCTTGGCTAATAAGTTTGCGTTGTCTGTATTCAGCTAGGGCTTTATGAATAGCTAAACGCTTCTTTACATCAGCTTCACGCTTTGCCCTGATTCGGTCTTGTGCCATCTGTGTGGCAACATCACGACCATCTTTCTTTATATCTTCTACGCTTTTGGTAAGCGATTTAGAGCTTTCCCGAGCAGAATCAAGGCTACCAGTTAAGGTCTTAACCCCTTCGGTAAAGTCAGGCACATTATTTTCCTGTCCACCAATGAATTAACCATCCACCAATCGTGGATAGGGCAGTAAGCATACCAATGCCTAGCCATGCCATGCCTTGTTGCTTGTTGGAGTTTGCGATCAGTTGCTCAAGTTGTGCTTCCATCTTATCTTGCTTTTTCGATATTTCATCGAATTTGGCTTCGTAGGATTCAACTTTTTGCCACAAAACCCCATAGCGCACTAAGTCTATGCCTTCTTGCATCACTCATCCGCTGGTAATGGTTCGTTACCTTCTTCTACCCATTTTAGATAGGCTTGGTAGTCTGTGTTGTCTGGTGCATTGAGTGGAATACAAAGGCGATGATTGCCTTCTTGTTTTTCAACCACATCAACTTGTTCTGTAATTGGGTTTTTAATTAGTTTATACATTTTATAACTCCGCAGAATAACCAACATAGGAAGATGCAGAATCACAACGAACTTCAGTTGCATTACCACCTGTGCCTGAATTGGAACAATATATGAGTGCAGTTTCAGCAGTAGAAGCTGAATTAATAGAAAGCGTAGTTACATAAGAACCAGCAGTATTTGCGTAAGTGATAAAATAATTTGAACCACTAGCAACATATAAAGTTGGCGTTGTTCTCATCGTTACTTTTAACGGAACTGCAAATTGTGCTGTTGTAGAATTATATTGAGAACCATGAGAAATTGTTTTATTAGAACCATTAGCTTGCATCCAAAAATAGCGTTGGCATAATGCAAGTTCAGTAGTGTATTGACGATAATCAAAGCTAGTAGCACTACTTCCTACTTCTAGTTGAACACCAGTAATGTAGAAGGTTGCACCATTTGTTCCTACTACGGATGTTGCACCTGTGCAAGTTACCACATTTCCTGTTCCCCAAGAACCAGCCGCTTGAGAATAAGTAGAACCAGCACCTAAACCAAATCGCACTACAATTCCTACGCCATTAGTTGTTAGCCAAGTTCCACTTGTATCTCCAGTAATTGTTACTGAAATTGATGTCCAAGTATTTGCGGAAGAAATTGTGTAAGAAAAAGCATAAGAACGATTTGTAGCACTATTTAATATTGCACCGCCAAATGTTCCTGTTAATGAGGAGTAAACTTGAAATGACAAAGTTACTGTTTTAGCATTAGCTGTTCCCCAAGATAAATCAGCAATGTTATAACCTTCAATAGATTGCTGTAAAAAGAAATAATCGCCTGTAAGAACTGAATATGCTGAAGAAGAAGTGCATCCTAAATAATTGCTAAAACCTGCTGGTGGTGTTACTGAACCAGCATTTTGTTGAACTGTATATTTAGATGATTGACTATTCCATGCTTTCCATCTGTCAAGTGTGTAATCATTTGCGGCAGTAACACTAGCACCAGCATTTCTTTGGTCAATAACCATCGCTGAATTTATCAGCCTATTTTTCATGCTTACAGAAGGAGTAACTGCGTTAGCACTTATAGTGCCGTTATACATTGGCGTTGTTATGCCAGTATCGCCATTTAAAGTAATACTCATGCTAACTCCTCATCTGTTGGTTTAGCTAGTGTTGGATGATTAGCAAACTTGCCATGAAACTTATCTCTAGCTTCGCTTGCACATAATATAGCCAATTCTAAATCAGCTATGTCTTTTTGGAATTTAATTCCCATACTTTTGTTCTCCACGCTTACACGCCATTTTTGTTTGGCACGATTCCAACAAACATTTTTATAACCAGTAACATTATTTTTACGCAATCCAATATTGGCATTGTTTTCAGAATAACTAGCTGGTCGTAAATTCTCAATACGATTATCTAATTTATTGCCGTTTACATGGTCAATAGTTTGTGGCAAATATCCGTTGTGATACACAAATACGGCACGATGAAACCAATGTAACTCTTGGTCAAACTTAATCTGTTCGTAGCGACCATCTGTGTTTCTATTAGCTTTATCACCTTTTTTGGCACGACCTTTATCCAACTTCCAATAGAAGTTACCATCTTTGTAATCAAAGAGTTGATGTAAGCGGTCTTTATTTAACGGCATCTAACTGTTCTTGTGTAGGTCTAGCAAGTTCAGGATGCGACCAAACGGCAATGTAATCGCCTTTGCCGTCTGAATCGTTTTGAAGCACAATAACACCGCTTATTGGGTGAAAATCGTTGTCAGTTAATTCAGGGTAAATAGATTTAAGTTTTTCGTATAAAGTCATTATGCACTCCGAATTAATGCGGCATCAAACCAAGTTCCAAAACTAGAAGCATATTTAGGTGTTCCTGCGGCTATGTAAGCATAGGCTTCAACATAATCAGTAGAACCATTTAAGTAAACAATAGAACAACAATTTGAGTTAAATGTAGAACCAGCAGAAACTGCCACATTTCCACCATATCTCCAAGCAGAACCATTTTTATAAATGGCTGGCAAGGATTGGGTGGCTGAAGTGCTTGCACCAGCATCAACGCTAACAGATACTTGATAATAACCAGCTATTGTTGGTTGAAAACGATAATTTGTAGCGTTGTCATAAGCATTTGCAGTATCCCAATTTTCATTATTTAATTGCATTTTTGTCCAAGTAGCAGATGAAATTGTTACTGTTCCGCTTGCTAAAGATGCACTAAAAGCTGGTGCGGCAGTAGAAGCAACTGTAATATTGCCACTATTCATGGTTAAGCCACTAGAACTAATAGTAGCTATGCTTGTGCCATTAGATTGAAATGCTAACGAACCTGAAGTATCGCTAGTTACTACTACACCTGAACTGGTGCTTGCGTTAATTAGTGCAGTCATTATGCGTTACTCCAAACTGGTGTTGGTTCTGTTCCAAAATTAGGATTGGTAACAGGGTTTAATACAAGATTGCGTAAATTTGCACGATAAGCTACAAAGTCTGATTTATTCGTTAGGTTTACATCAGGCAAAGCTGACCAATCAGAACTTGCTAAAAGTGCTTGTGCTTTAGCTTTACAGTCATCCTTTTCTGCTTGTGTAGTAACGGCTTGTAGGTCATATTGGACTTGATTGCCGTCTGCATCAAAGGCTTCATCATTACGAATTACGACTACTTGTGGATAAAGTTTATAAATAGCATCAATTTGTTGAACATTTAAACTCATGCCGCAATCTCCTGTGCAATAATAGTAACTCCTATTGAAGCTAAATCTGAATTTGGTGCTGCAAAGTAAGCAGTCCAACCGCCAGTTGCCGCTTGAAAATAAACTGTATATGTTATAGAAGAAGTTGTTGCTGGACTATCTAATACAGTCATATTTAATGGGGCTATTGGTGATGCACTAGTTGCATTATTTCTTAAAGAACTTAATGCTGAAGGTGCTGAACCATTCGCTAAATTTGTTGAATTTCGATAAATTGTGAAATAAGCCGAATTATTTGAAGCACCACCATTTGAAGATACAGTAACTAAAATTTTACTTGTCGAAAACTTTGGAGTTATTGAAATTGCATAACCAGTTGAAGTCCAAGAAGTATTAGTCGTGGATGTTAGTGCAGATGGAACCGAAAAATAATTTACAGTTTGAATAACACCACCTGATTGTGGATTAGCAGTAGAAAGCAAAGTGCCAGTAGATGATGGCAAAGTAAGAGTTGCCGTTACCGCATCGGTAGGAGCTATGGTCGTAGAACCACTTGTTGCGCCAGTTAAAACGAGATTTCCCATAATTTATCCTTAAAGAATGACCCAACGGCTTCCACTAGGTATTGTAACGCTAACACCACTATCTATGGTGATTTCTCCAACACTAGAAGCAGATTTACCACTAGGAATTGAATAGCTTGTAGTAACTACCATAGAGTTTTCCACAAACACTTGATCTCCACCACCACCAGTTGCACCACCACCTAATTGACCCCAATCTCCATCAGCATAGCCTTCAAATTGCCCTGTATCTGTGTTGTAACGGATCATGCCGTTTACAGGGGTTACTGGCTCTTGAGCAGTTGTGCCTTTAGGAACTAGCAAAAAGCCTGTGCTTGAGCAAGTTACATCACCAGTAAAGGTAGGAGTTGTAAATTGAGCAAATTCTACGGAATCGCCTGATGATGTGCCAGTTCCTAAGCCTGTAAGCTTATTGCCACCCATAGCAAGGTTGCCAGTAATAGGTGTTTGACCATCAGCTGCTATAGAACCAGTCAAAGCCGTAGCAATATCGGTCATGGTGTTATTAGCCCATGTAGAGCTAATAGGAGTACCAGTTACTACAGGGTTAAGTGGTGGTAGGTTGTAAGTACCCGATCCATTTCTACTCATTTGAATTTCCTTTTAAAGCATTAATAGCGTTTACGCCACCTTGAGCAAACAATATACGAGCCAAATCTGCTTGTTCAGGGGTTACTGGATTTTTAGATGATTTTGCAGCCAATTTCATTAAAGCTGCAGCTTTTTTAGGATCTAAAAACGCTTCAGCCATTTGATTTGTAAGTTGTTTATTTGCACCACCATAAGCAACATCTGAAGCTCTAGCTGCAATATTACCTAAAGTAGCTGATAAACCATGCCTTCTAAGCAAAGTAGGTAAATTAAGCTGATTTAGCATATTGCTATATGCCAGTTTTTGCATAGTATCTGAACCAACTCCACGCCCTGCTGTTTCTGCAAAATCAGAATTAAGCAAATCTTGTTTAATATTTTGCAATACATTCATTTGATTAGGAGATAAAGTATTTTCTAGTGTTGCTCCAACTTGACCCGTTACTTTTTGAGCAGTTTTATCTTGCAATGCTCTAGCCAACGAAGCAGGCGTTAAGTTTCCTCTAAAATTCGCTGATTTTCCAATTTCCTCAATGATGTCAGCTTGACTAATTGGTTTTGAAAGCTCCGCATAAGTTTCTCTTGCAGCTTTATATGTAGGAAGTTGCGTTTCAATAGCATTTAAAAATTGTTTTTTTGTATCTTTAATTGCACTTAATTCGCTACCTGAAATGCCATGCTCTTGGGGATAATTAGTTAAATCATCTAATCCGCGCTTAATGTAATGAGCAGCTTTACCCAATAAAGATCCTTCTGTTGCAGGAATATTGCCTAATGGTTTGCCAGTTGCATCAAGAATAGAGCTTGCCATAGCAGGAATTTCTTTGGTAAATTCTAAATCTTCACCTTTTTCTTTGGCTAATTTTTTGGCTCTTTCAATAGCTTTTTCCATTGAAGGTCTGCTAAGCAAATCTTTAATTTCATCGGTTGCAATTACTTTTTGAGCATTTGCTCTGTTGTATAAATCTTCTGTAGCTTTTTCACGCAATTCAGCAATAGCTTCTTTTGGTGGCTTTATGTTTTCAATAGCCTCTATACGAGCTATGTTTTGTGCTTTTTTACGATTTGTTAAAGCATTCATAGCTATTTCTGAGGCATTTAAAGCTGCTCGTTGTGCAGCAGCAAGACTAGGTATTTGAGCAGCTTCAGCCAAAGTAGGTTGTGAACCTGCCACCAAAGGCTTAGCCTTACGCATATTTGCAATAGCAGTTTCAGCATCATTTCCTGCTAATTGGCGCAAAGCTCTACCAAGAATTTCGTTTTGACCCATTTTGTAAAACGGCTCTACAAGCGATTTTCCTGCTCTAGCCACTACATCACCAGCTTTACCCATTAAAGGCGTAGCTGCGCCAAATACAGAGCCTAAAGCGGTATTTGCTAATTCAGCTTTAAGCAATTCATTGTCTTTTTTGCCTGTTTCTTCAGGTGTTAAAGCGCCACCTACGCCACCAATAGTGGCAGCTCTAGCATAAGGAGCTAATTTAGGAAACTCCATTGCAAAGCGTTCCATAGATGGCAATACGCCAATCGTTTTAGAACCCAAAGTTGCAGGCGCTAATGCTCCAGCTACACGACCTGATCCATACCAAACTGGATTTTCTTGAGCATAAACATCAGCTTCTTTGCCTAATTTTTCAGCAAGTTCGCTAGTGCCTAAATTGCCTCTTGTAAGCAACTGCGCGCCACCAACAAAAGGATCAATAAATGATTTAGTAGCGCCAGCAAGGGCAGATTCCAATGGTCTTGGTTGTGGCAATACATTAGTCCGATCCATGCCTCTTGGTCGACCTACTGCAGCGCCACCACCAGTTTCACCAAATTGGTCAGGCGCAGGCATTACTTCAACGCTAGATTTAGGCTGATAAAGTTTTTGAGCCTGTGCAATAACTTCTGCTTGTGAAGCGCCATCCGGCCCTTCTAAAGTTATTGTCTGACCATCAGGAGCTTGAACAGTATATTGAGCCATAGCTTATTTATTAGTAGGTGCTACATTAATAATGTTCCAACCACCAGTTGTGTTTGCTTGTGGAATATTTAATTGCTGATTAGCGTTTACTGGTTGTTTTGGTGTTTTAGGTGGAGTAGTCCTAATCTGCATACCTTCATACGGATCATAGATAATGTTTTCAGGATTAATCTTGTTCCTTGTTGATATATCAGAGTAATACTTTTTCTGAGTTTCAAATTGTGCTTTTTGGCTAGAAACCAAATCTCCAGCAGCTTGAGTAAACTCATTGCGTTGTTGTGGAGTAAGTCTTTGACCACTCATAACTCTGTTGTATTGCGCTCTTACAGAATCAGGTACGCCTCTTGCATTTTCAGCAGATGCGTATTCGCCTTCACGAACTGTTGATCCCGGATCAAGAATTTTCATGTATCCAAAGATTCTTGACATATCGCCAGCAGCAGTTTCAGGAGCAGATTCAATCTTGCGATAAGCTTGACTAATCTGAACATGAGGCTGAATTTGACCTAAGAATGAAGTACGCAATCCTGCTTCTGCTGGATTTACTTTTTCTTCGCCAGTTAAAGGTGCGGTATAAACAACTTTGCCTGCAGAAGTAACCAAGTTTTTGCCTACTGTATGTAGCTTTTCACCACCTGATGCAACTTCTCGAACAGTACCATCAGGCATGGTCATAAAGCGTTTTTGACCTTCGCCTAATGTAATTTCTTCAGGCATTAATTTTTTCAATCCAACTTCACGCAACTGAGGAACATAGGACTTAGAAGCAAAAGCATAAGCTTCGTTTGGATCTTTTTTCATCAATTCGCCAAATTTATTTAAGTCTGCTTCTTGTTGAGTTCTTAACTGTTGGGCTAACTGCAATGCTTGTTCATCGCCTTTTTTAGCCATATAAGCGCCAAGCATTTGATTGACCGGCCCTTGTAGGTTTTGAAAGAATGAATTTGGAACATAGCGACCTGATACCATTTGCCCTGCAGGATTGGCATTTTGTTGCGCGCCTTGTGCTAACAAGGCTTTAGCCATTTCTTGCTGACGATTTGTTTGTTGTTGTTGCAATAACAACTCAGGTGGCAAGTTTGAATAGAGATCAGCCATTTTCGTTCCTTAAAGCCATTGCTAATTTTAGTGGATCTTCGTCTTGAATAGGTAAAGCTTGTTGCATAGGAGCAAACGCATCTTGACCTTTGTAAATTTCTAAAGGTGGTTGTTGTGGTTGTTTTTGACCACCCATGTTCATTAATGATTTAGCCATTAACTGCTTTTGAAATGGTGATAAACCACTATTTTGCGTAGGAGTATTCCAAGAATCAGGTTGACCAGTAGTGGATGTATTTCTAGCTTGCTCCATTACATCCTGATTCATGTATTGCTGATCCCCTGCATACGGAGCTGCGCCTGTACCTGAATAAGTAGGTGTATATGTTGCGTTAGGATCAATAGTAAAATTTGATCCTTCAGTTGGCGTAAATGTTCCACCAGTTTCAAGAGCGCCTTCTCCAGCGTTAGCGCCTGCTCCTGCTTGACCAGCTGCATAACCACCTGCATAAAGCGATGCAATAGTTTTAGCAACATTGTGCATGGAACGACCCGGACCAGTATTAATTCCAGCTGCTTCAGCTTTGGTGTAGCTATCTTTAGGAGCGCCACCCCAATAATCAGTCATTGGTTCGTAATGACGATGGATTCCAGTTAAAGGTGCAGTCCAATCAAACGCCTTATTCCAAACCTTTGTGCTACCTTCATCCATAGCACCAATAAAAGCGCGTTCAGGATTTTCCTTTAGCTTTTGCCAATTATTGTTGAGATTAAAATTCTCAAACTTGAAAACATCGCCTAGCCAGCTCATAATTTTGCGTAGTCCACAACTTTGTAACCATCAATAGTTTGTACGGCATCAGGAATAACTTGCTCAACTTCATGCGCCATAACACCAACAAACTTGCCATGTCCGTTAAATTTACGATCTTTAAATTCAGGCTTGTATTCGTATTCGTATACTGGTAAACCATTAGGCAACCAACCAATAGCTTTGATGTTTTCTTTCATGCGAATGTCAGAACCCATCATATAAGCTGCGCCTAAAGAGCCACCTAGACCCATTAAGCCTTGATTAAATCCACTTTGAGCTGCTTGTTGGGCATTAAAGTTACCCAAGTTATATTGACCTTGAGCTTGAGCTGCGGTCAACATATCTGCGCCAGTTGTTGTGGCTTGTTGTGGAGCATTAATAAATGATGGGTTTTGAACCTGAGCGCCTGTACGCAATGCACTTAATGTGTTCAAAGGCATATTGTATTTTGTAAGCTCTTGATTGAATGCTTGCTGATTGGCTTGTTGACCAACGCCAAAACCTTGAGTTGTAGCGCCAAGCAATAAATCGTTTTCTTTTTGTGCTTGTTGGCGCATAGCGTTTTCATAAGCTTTAGTACCGGGCTCAATACCTTGATTAGCCAATCTTGCTTCTAAAGCGTTGCGATTTTGCTCGATCTGTGGAGCAAGACGAGCCATGTATGCTTCTTGGTATGTTTGCCCCGGATTCATTCCAGTAGAAGGCAGATTAGGATTAAATCTATCGCCCATAGTCTCTTGAACTTGACCTAACTGAGCATTAATAGCAGAACCAAGACCTAAAGAAGTCTGATTTTGATTGTTTAGGAGTTGTTGACCAACATCAGAAAGGGTTGTAGTAGCAGTCCAAGTAGGGTTTCCGTACTGATCTGTACCACTTTGTGTGTAGTTTAGGTTGCCATAAGGAGTAACTTGATTTACTCGATTGGCTGCCGTAGCTGCTCTTGCTGCTTCAAGATTGCCTTGAGCAGTAGCTTGCGCTGCGCCACTATAGTCAGGTGCAGCTGGCGCACTTGGAGCCGGTCCCAATCCTAAAAATCCACCACCACCCATGTCATTCTCCTTTTAACTTCCTTAGAGGACATTGGATGTCTAGCCACCGACAATCCTCTTTCCTCATAGCCATGATTACCAAATCGCCATCCATGTGTGCATCAGGTATTTCGGCTACTACTTTAAAGCCTAAGTGTCGGTTTAACCTTAGTGCATCTGTATTACTTTTACAGATTTGTCCTAGTATAACCTTTACGCCTAGTTTATTAAAGGGGTAATCGAAAGCTGCCCATAATAAATCGCGATTCATCCAATTTGTTTCATCTAGCGCACCTATGTGCATCTGACAAGCGTTTGGCATAAAACTGCAATACCCAACGACTGCCACTAAATTTCCATCAATTTCTTGTCCAATACATACTGTTTCTTCAGGTAATGGATGGTTCATTAAACGAACCAACCAATCGCCCATATATCTCTGATCTTCAGTAGTTACTCTACGCATTAGAGAACGCCACCTCTTTCCATTACATAATCGGTAGAAGCCCAATGCAACTCGATTCCTTGAGAAGCAATATTGATGTTGATTGAGCCACTAAATCCTAATCCTGTTACACCTTGCCAAATCTTAGTAGTAGTTAATCCACCACCCCAATTAGCTTGATCCCAATTAGATTCATCCCATTTACCGATGTTGATAATGGATGGGTTAAACGCTATTTGATTTGTAAGAGGAACAGTATCGTAATCTACTGAGATTCCACAAAGAACAGTTGGTACGCCATTGGTTGTTTGTAGAATTGGTCGAACCAATGTGAATCGTTTTAATTGCCCCGGACTATCAAAGTATGAATACGCTTGTTGTGCAGTTGCAACAATGTTGTTCCCTGCATCAGAATAACCATCATAGAACTTGCCAACAAATCCTTGACCACCAAAGTGCATATCAGCATCGCCTGATACTTCCCAACAATAAGCTTCTACGCCTGTAAATCGCGCCCAAGATTTAGTGATGGTGTGCATAACAAACTGTTCCATTCCTGAGCTTGTAGGAATAGACAAAATCAGCATATTTTCAGAGGCATAGTAATTAATTTGCCATCCAAAAAGGTCAAAGTATTGAGTTGCTGCTTGGCTTACTGCATAATAAATCTTGTCAGTAAGGTTAATTCTAGGATCTAAACGACTAGATTGAAGGGCAGAAGCAAGAGGAACTAAGCCATCTTGGGTTAGCAATAATAGATCGCCAGCCCATTTAAAAAAGCATCTACGAGCAAATGTTTGTCCAAGTTGCCAAATGCCCTTTAGTTGCCATGTTTCGGCAGTATCAGGATCAGTTCCGTTGTAAACAACCACTTCACCCATGCTTGTAACGAATACTGCATAGTCATCAACGCCTTGACCAGCATCAATAGTCCATGTTCCCATAGCTTGTAAATAGCCTGAGTTACGGACTAAACCACCAAAAGGTAATGGAGAAGCAACTCCACCAATCTCATCAACGCCTAAATACCAAGCATTTAGACTGTCTTTTTCGGTGAAATAAAGACGATTTTTAAATAGGTTTACATTGACAAATTTGCTTGAATCTATGCCTGTAATGCCAATAACTGTATATGATCCTACAACTGTAGCGTTAGCTGCTGGAGTTGAAGCCATCGTATATTGGAATGTGCTTGATCCAGTTACATTGATTACATAAGTTCCGTTGTATTCACTAGAACTAGCACCTGAAATGGTTACTCGGTTGCCATCAATTAATCCATGAGGACTAGCAGTTGTTAGAGTTGCGACTGAGCCTACATGGGTTATTGAGCTAATGGTTTGAGCAGTTGATGTAGTTGCTACAAAGAACCATCTTGTGCCATCAAAAATGACTACTGGATCTACGCCATTACAAGCTACCAAGAAATGACCAGCTGCGTTTGTCATGTTGGTGTGCTGAAGTTTTGAACTTGTCAATCCATCAAAGAACTCAACGGCAGTCGATGGTTTGGCATCGTAAATCTTAGTTCCTGCTGCAGCGAATAAGCGATAACCAGCTTCTAAGCTTGTATCGGTATAGTTCATCAAGGAATAAACATTCCCTGTAATGCCTGTAGATGACTTTGTATAGCCTTTTCTTAGCGTTACATCAGTAGGTGTTGGAAACAGATTAACTAAAGTAACTGCATCCAATGGATTCATGTTCGCTTGAGAATCCCTAGCGTTCCATCCACCTATAGGAGCTGCCAAAGAAGTAGTTACGGCAGAACGACCTTTTGCTTGCATAATTAGCTTCCATAACCAGTATCAGGAATGTTAGCCCAACCAATAAGAACTTTGGATGGATAAGGAGCAAACGATAGGTTAGGAGCGCCTTTATCTTGAGCTTTGCATACATTTAGGTAACGGAAGTAATCTTGCGCTAATGCAGTTGTATCAAAAGATTTAACTTGGAAATACTTGAGTTTAGTAGCCAAAACGATTAAACGATCATCCAAAACTGTGGTGTCGTTATCGTTGGTAAAGCTATTTTGAACCTGATCTGTAGGGCTTCTTACCCATCCTTTTGACTTGTATTCCCAACCCAAATACTCGTTGGTGTTCATTGGCGGCCAAACTTGGAACTGATTGTCCAAAATACGCCAACGAATGCGCGGCCCCGTTGAGATATAGCCTGACTTTAGCCATTGCCATTGTTGAGCATCTTCCGGCCCAAGCGCTTCCCAATGCTTTGTCTTATCCCATTGAGTTCTATTGGTAATACGCTCAAAATCAGGTGGCAAATCATAAGCAGTCTGAGCTAATACGATTGATCCAAAGCCTGATCCTGAAGCCATTTGGCTCATAGTGATGGTCTGACCTGAAACGCTTACAACTTGGGTATCTTGATTAACATTGTAGCCAGTAATACCCCATTGTTTATCTACTGCAGTAAGGTCTACGCCATTCTCAATAACTAGCTGAGTTGAGCCATTTACAGTCGTGCCATTAGTGTTGATTGCTTGGGTATAAAAGCGATACTGAACCTGAAGCGCTTGCCAATCGTATTCTTTAACTAGATCGTAGCCTGAGCCATTCATCAGAGCCAATACTTGTTGGACATCCTGTGATGTATTGCCTGCTACATAGGTTGGAACTGCTAGGTTTAACTCGGCACAAGTCTGTTGCACAAGTTGAAGCATGGTTTGAGACATAGATTCACCTTTACTTGGAGATTAGCCAAGTAGTTGGCTTTTCCTGATTATAAACAAAAAAGGGGAAATAATCCCCTAATTTTATTCAGTTACTTCTTCTTTTTTAGCTTTAGCTTTAGGCTTATTTTTAGCGACCATTTGCATAAGGGCATCAATTTGCTCTTGTTGCCTTGCAAGCTTGGCATCGTTTTCAGCTTTTAAAGCAGCGTTTTCTTGGCGTAGCTTTTCCAACTCGGCTTCGCGTTGATTGACTTCACCAACTTTATCAGCAAGGTTAATAAAGGATTTAGCCTTTTCCCTGAAGCTATGTGGAGACATACCAGCGATCATGCCAATACGCTGAAGTTGCTGATCTGAGCAATTAGCCACATCCTCAACTGTACGGAATTTAATGCCTTTTAGTTCCTCAGCTTGGGAACGGCTAATTAAAGTCCATTCTTCAATAGGCGTTCCAACTACTTGATCTTGGCTAGAAACTTGGTTTTGGTAATAAGCCCATTGGCGTGGAAATCGTGCTTTATGACTGTTATTAGCGTAAGTATCAATTTCGTTCAGGTTATCACCGGGAATATTAATACGAACAAAGTCAAATTCTTTAAAGATTGGTCTGCCAGCTGCAGCGGATTCATCTTCTTGTTTTATGGATTTTTTGTAAAAAACGACTGCTAGGCGTGAATCAGCGTTTCCTTCATCGGATGGAAGCATTGCCATTTTAATTCTCCTAAGTGGTTAGGTTGTTAAAAAGAAAAGGGTAGCCCGAAAGCTACCCCTATGGTACTACAGAATGACCTGATTAAACGCTAGTAGCAGCGAACCAAGCATAATCACCTGAAGCCAATGCAACTGCTGGAGAAGTGTAAGAACCACCTGATCCAGTTGCTACAAAGGTTGAAGCGTTAACTGTGCAAGTTGCAGTAGAAGCGGTAATCGCTGCGCCTGCTTGACCTAATACATAACGCTTGCCATCAGATCCAAAAGTCTGAGTGCCTAGCGGCCCCATATTTGGGATTGTGATTGCAGTTGTACCTTCGGTGTATGCAAATTCGATAGGTACTGTGATTGCCAAGTTAATACCGGCGATGGGTAGTGTGCTATATGCCATGATATGTTTCCTTAAATAATGAAATTAACAATTAGTCGTAGAAAGGGCTTTCGCCCAATCTATTAACTGCCTGTCAACAAGCCTTGTAAGAAGCTATTGGAAGT